TAATGGCAATACAGATTATTAATATTGGATCAAGTGCAAACAAAGGTGACGGTGATCCTTTAAGAACCGCCTTTAAAAAAATTAACGAAAACTTTGCAGAACTGGATGTAACTAACACAAAAAGAGATGTGGTAGGAAGTGTGTTTGGAGATGATTCAACATTACTTGTAGATGCTGTAAATAGTGTAATACCAGGTTATGTAAGTTTAGCAACATTGAAATCAACAGTAGCGGCAAGTGCCGACTTTGCTGACTTCCAAACAAGAATAGCGGCATTATAAGGATAAAGATATGGCAAACAGAATACCACTAGTAGTAGACACAGCAGACGGTAACAAGATAAAAGAATTACCGATCAATGATAATCTTGATCTTACAAATTCTAATCTGGTTGGAGTGAATGCCATATCCACACAGAGCATCACAATCAACAGTCAACCATTCACATTACAATACAGTGAACTGCAAGGCGCACCCACAATACCAGCAGATATTTCTGAGTTAACAGACACACAAAGTTTATTAGGACAAGGTGGTGGTGGAGGAAATGTTACCATTCAAGGTGGCGGTGGATTAATTGTTACAGCAGATGACTCTGTGGCAAGAACCATATTGCCAGGCAACACATTAAAAATTCAAGGTTCAGGTGATGTTACCACAGCACTTACAGAAGAAAATGGCACAGATGTGTTAACTATCACTCACAATGTTGTGGGTGGAGGGGCAGATGGCAATACCACATACACATTAACTGGTGAAGATGGAGATGATGCCAACAGTAAAAAATTAAGATTGAGAGACAGTACAAGTGCCATACAGGATATCACTTTGGTTGCAGGCACAAATGTAGGCATCACAAGAAATTCAAATTCATTAACATTCACCAGCACGGATACCGATACAACCTATGGCATATCAAGTGCCCAAGATGGTGATGGCGATAAAGTTATTAGATTACAAAGTTCAACTGGTGTCACTGACGATTTAAAAATAATTGCTGGAACAAATGTATCTGTAACAAGAGCAGATGAAAATTCAATCACAATCAATAACACACAGACATTGTCCAATGCTTTTGGCACAGTAAGAGTAGGAGTCACAGATGTTGTAGCAGATGCTACCAATGACACATTAACTTTATTAGCAGGCACAGGCATTGTGCTTACACCTAATGCTGGCAATGACACTATTCAGATTGATAGTTCTGTGACACAACAAAATATTTTCCAAACAATTAGTGGAGACACAGGAACTAAAACAGCAGGAACACAAACCGACACTTTAAATGTTGTGGGCGGCTCATCTATTTCTACCAGTCTATCAGGAAGCACATTAACAATCAATTACACAGGTAACGTGGGTGGTGAAGCCAACAACTTTGAAATTGTTGCCATAGGTACTCCAGGAGACAATGTTGAATTAATTGCAGACGATCCCAATGATGTGTTGTACATAGGCAGTGGATCAGGCATCTCTGTCAGTGCTACAGGTACAGGCACAGGACCTGGCGGTGCAGTTGACCAAGTGTTAATCACTAACTCAGCACCCAATGTGGATCAGAATATTTTTTACAAAGTGGCAGACGATGACGACACAACAATCACAGCATCTTCTATTACAGATACTTTAAAAATTATTGGCGGCACTGACATTTCAACAAATGTTGTTGCTGGCGAATTACAAATTGCTTACACAGGTGCCAACAACAATTTCAACGTATCTGATAACTTTGCTTACAAAACTATTGCAATATCAGGATCCGGTGGATCAACCACTGCTAGTTCAAATGTAGACACATTAAATTTCCAATCTGGTACTGGTATCACAATGACTGCTACAAATGATTTAATCACAATCACAAACTCAGCACCCAATGTGGATCAAAACATATTTCAAAAAGTGTTGGCAGGTGGTGTCACAATCACAGCAGACACAACCACAGACACATTATCTATGGTGGCAGGCACAGGTGTCACAATAACAGGAGATGCTGTAGGTGATGCTGTTACAATCACAAACTCATCGCCCAATGTGGATCAAAACTTGTTTGGTTCTATTGCTGTAAGTGGACAAGCAAGTGTAATACCAAACAGCACTGCAACAGCATTAAGTTTATTGAGTGGTGGTGGAATTACATTCACAACAAACAACACAAACAAATCAATCACAGTTGCAAATTCGTCACCAAATGTAGATCAAAATATTTTCAGCACCGTAAGAGTATCAGGTGAAACTGATGTAACCACTGCTTCTACAAATGGTGTGTTAACATTCGTTGCAGGTACAAACACAACACTTACCACAGACAACACAGGAAAAAGTGTAACAATTAATTCTTCAGGTTCAACACAAAATTTATTCTCAACTATAGATGCTGAAACAGGCAGTGCCACAGCATCAAGTGCCACTGATACATTTACAATCAATGGTGATCCTTTATCTGGAATACAAACTGCGATTGCTGGAAACGTATTAACAATTACAAATACAAATCCAGCCTCAACTCAAAATTTATTTGAAACTATTAATGCTGATTCAGGCACTCCATACCAGGCGGCTTCGGCAGTTGATGAATTAACTTTTCAAGGTGGTACAGATATATCAACCACTGTTGGTGCTAACGGATTAATCACTATCAGTTACACAGGTAGTGGCGGAGGAACTCCAGGTGGTAATAACTTAGAAGTTCAATTCAACAACAGCGGAACATTTGGTGGAGATTCAGATTTTACTTACAACAGTACAACAAACACACTACAAGTTGACAACTTGGTGGCAAGCAGTATTTCACCTCCATCCACTTTAGTTGGAACTTATTCAATCACTTCACCTACCACAATCACTTTGGATGCGGCAAGTGGAGCAGGAGAAGTTAAATCAGATGTGCCATTTAAATTAGTATCTAAAACAGTAACTGAATTGAGCACTTTAGTAGCATCTGCTGGAACCATGGTGTATTGTACTGACGAAACAGGCGGTGCTATACCGGCATTCTACGATGGAACAAATTGGAGAAGAGTCAGTGATAGAGCCATTGTCTCGTAATGATAGATGAGTGATTTACCAATAAACGATAAGCAACCTGAAACAGTATCTACTAAAGATCAAAACGAACTAGTAGAAATTTTAGTAACTACAAATGAAGGAGTAGATTTTCACATAATTCATAATGAATTGTGCAGAGATACTGCTAACGACGACTCAGTAGATTCCAACATTGTGCCAGATAGAGTTTGTGAATGTGTTGCTGAATATCCTAACAATGACAGAGTAACAAGTTTTAAGTTAAGCAGAGCAGAAGCAACCAAACTAAAAAATGATCCAAGAATATTAAGTGTTGATGATCCATCAGAGGATAGGATAGAAAAAGATGCTGTTCAAGATGGAGATTTCAATAGGAATTATTCCAGCAACAACGGTCAACAGGAAAATTGGGGATTGTTATGTCACACAAATAAAGACAACAACATTTATCAAGCAAATGAATCTGATCCAGGTGGCACTTATGATTATGTGTTGGACGGTACAGGTATAGATGTTGTAATAATAGATTCAGGTATTGAACCCGATCATCCTGAGTTCCAAGATGCTAACGGAGTCAGTAGAGTAAAACAAGTCAATTGGTCCACTATATCTGGTGTCAGTTTTACTCAAAATGCTAATCATTACAGAGACCATGACGGACATGGTACTCACGTGGCAGGCACAGTGGCTGGAAAAACATTCGGTTGGGCCAAAAATGCGGACATCTATGCAATGAAATTGGCAGGACTGGAAGGTCAAAACGATTCCGGCACAGGAATTAGTCTTACAAACTGTTTCAATGCTTTGAAAGATTGGCACAATAAAAAGAACAATCCATCTGATCCTGCATACACAGGAAGACCCACAGTGGTTAATATGAGTTTTGGATTGACAAGTAGTGTCACTTCTATAGATAATGCAATATATATTAATGGTAATCCAGTTACGGGTGGAACTTACAGAGGCACAGGTCATTCTGTAAGTAATAGAAATGATCTTTTAGACGATTATGGATTCACAGGACTTTATTTTTCTAGGGGACTTGCTGTAAACAATACCTATGACACTTTAACTGGTCAACTTGCAGATGCTGGTATTCATATTTGTATAGCCGCTGGTAATAATGGATACAAAATAGATGTGTTTGGCGGCAATGACTATGATAATAATTTGACAACTGCTTCAGGTACATTTCCTTATCATAAAGGTGCGACTCCAAGACTTGGAGCAAATGGAGACAAACCAGGTTTCATGGTTGGTTGGCTGAATAATAAAGATTATAGCACTGGAACTTATGCAAAAAATCAATCAAGTTGTTGTGGGCCTCAGGTTAATATCTTTTGCTCCGGACAAGCCATAATGTCAGCAATGCCTAGAAATGCAGATGCACAAGCAGAAGTTAGTTCTGCTTCTGCTTCAGGAAATTACTTTGGTGATTCTACATACAAGCAGAAAAAAATTCAAGGCACATCAATGGCTTCACCTCAGATGGCTGGAATGGTTGCTTGCCTTTTACAGGCACATCCAGACTGGTCACCGGCACAGGCACAAAAATGGTTTGAATCAAATGCTTCAACTAACATCTATACAAGTGGTTCATCAGATGATTGGTCTCATCAAGTTTTAGGTGCTGATTGGTCTTTTAGTGCCGGCATTTTAAGAACATTGTGGGGATCAACACCAAGGGTGGCTTACTTTGCAATGAAGGGTAGCAAGCCTTTTGATATAGGATAAATATTAGTATGGCAATTAGCACAATCAACATAGGAACACTGGCAAACGACGGCACAGGTGATGATCTGAGAGAAGCCTTTGTTAAGGTTAATAACAACTTCACTGAACTAGACGCTCGTCAGGCAGAAAACACAACAGCATCTAATAGACTGGCAGATGACGGTACTACAAAAGGTGTGTTTGCTGAAAAATCCAGTGATAACTTAATTTTTAAAAATTTAAAAGCAGGACCTAATGTTTCATTAAGTGCTGATAACAATCAAATCACAATCACATCATCAGGTATTGTGAGCATTTTGTTCACAACAGATTTAGGTTCTTTAACACCAATTGGATCACAAGGACAAGTCACTGTTCAAGGTACAGGCGGAACAACCACAGCAGGTTCAGGATCGAACATTACAATAGATTCATCATTATCAAATGAAACTTCACCTACATTATCAACAACACTTGATGCTGATGGTAACAACATGATCAATGTTGGCACAATTACAGGAACCAATTTTAATGGTTTGGTAAAAGGTGTAGACGTAGATGATCTAGACAGTCTTGTAGGATTTGATTTCGGTGGTGTGCAAAACCCTGTAAACAACTTGTTGCAGTGGCTTGAATCTTTCAATCCGGTCGATATGGGCACAATTGCGTCACCATCCGCTACTGGCATTGACTTTGGATCTATCTAAGCATTTTACAACTCGATAAATACATATATCATGCACGATTTATGGACAGTTCAAACAGGTTATAATTTAGGTACGTATCAAGAAAGAGTGCCTACCACAATTACATTGCCCGTTTCAGGTGCTGACACAATCACCACAATAGCAGGCACAATACCGCCTGGATTAAGATTATCAGGACAAACACTGATTGGAACACCTTTTCAAGTCAGTCGATCCACAAAATTTGAATTTTGCCTTAGAGCCAAACACGACACAAGAATACAGGATAGAACTTTTACAATTAATATTGAAGGACCTGATGCACCCACATGGATAACACCAGCAGGCACATTGCCTATTGGAGCAGACAGTCAATTGTTCATATTGGACAGTTCATATGTAGATTTTCAATTGGAGGCTCAAGATGCTGATTTAAGTGCAAACACAGTTTTAGAATATTATATTCCAGAAGGTGGTGGAGAATTACCACCTGGATTGACATTAAGTACATCAGGAAAAATTTCTGGATTGGTAGATCCTATTAGAGCTCTTGACATCCTATCAAGTACAGGGTATTATGATTCTAATGATTATGCATCTGCACCTTTTGACTTTGGTTTATCCGGTTCAATTGCCAACAGAAGTTTTTACTTTGATGTGCAAGAGTTTTCAGATTTATACAATACACAAGTCAGCACAAGAAACCAAAGAAAATTAAATCGTTATTACAATTTTAAAGTAAATGTGACAGACGGTGATACCACCGAGACTAGAACATTCAAAATATTTGTAGTAGGTGATGATTTTTTAAGAGCAGACAACACCATCATGCAGTTGGGCACAGGTGTATTCACATCAGATGGAACATATCTTAGAACACCACAGTGGTTAACACCAACTGATTTAGGATTCAAAAGAGCCAACAACTATGTTACAATATTTTTAGAACTTTACGATCCAAACACAGTGCCTGGAAAAATAAGTTACATTTTAGAAAACACAAATGATGACAACACTGATTCTATCATACCACCAGGTATGACATTGGATGCTGTTACAGGAGAAATAGCAGGCAGAGTTCCTTATCAACCTGCTGTAAACAAAGAATATAAATTTACTGTGAGTGCAGTCAGAGCCGGTGTTGGTAGTGATTTGGTCACCGTGGTTGTAACTCCATATGAAGATCAACCTCAAGGTGGAGACACTTTAAAAATACAAAAATTACCAGTGGGTGAAGCAGATGGATTGGATGATTTAGAAAGTTTAGTTGGTGAAAAAATCACAATTAACAAAGAAGAATACACAATACTAGGAGTAGATGGTTCAGATCAAGATTATGAATTACTTACACTGAACAGAAACCTTACAGCAAATGATTTATTAGTTTACACTGGCACAGTGTACAATCCCAGTGAGTACAGCAAAGGAATTCAAACACCAATTGTGAGAGCAAACAACGAAATATTTGTTTACAACAGAATATCAAAAGACAAATACAAAAATAGAACATTGAGAATCGGATCTAGTGAATATATTATTTCTGACATACAATCTTTATTGGCAGAAGGCGAACCTGCATTACAAGGAATTGCAAGTGCAACAGCAATGGAAAAATTGATTCTTAATATTCCATTAACTGATAATTTTGTTAATGAACAAAATATAAGCATTGCCGCATTCAAAGATGAATCATACAGCAAAAACTTTTTACTTAACAGCACAGATACAGAACCCACAGCAACCAAAACATTCACAGTTAAAGTATTAGGAGAAGTTGACAGTACAATAACTTGGACAACAGCATCAGCATTGGGCACTTTGAAAGCAAACTTAACCAGTCATCTTAGATTAGAGGCTACAAGCACTGTTACTGATGCTAAAATGAAATACTTATTAATGAGTGGCAGTTTGCCTCCAGGACTTAGTCTATCTTTGGATGGTGAAATTGTAGGAAATGCAAGATTGTATAGCGAAGATTCGTTACCGGGTATTACATCTTTTGATGATAACCTGTTGACACTTGATGGTGCTACAACCACTGTGGACGAAAGTTATTCATTCACTGTGAAGGCTCAAGATAGATTTGGATTCAGTTCTGTTGAACGTACTTTTACTTTGGTGATTGATACAGATGTCACAAAAACATTTACAGATTTATATGCTCAACCGTTATTGAAGTCAACACAACGTAATTACTTTAAAGATTTTATCAGTAACACAAACATATTTGCAATAGATAAAATTTATAGACCTAATGATTCTAATTTTGGACTACAAAAAACAATGCGTATGTTGGTGTATTCAGGAATTGAAAAGAAAGTTGTTGGTAATTATGTAACAGCAGTTGCAAAGAATCATAAACGGGCTAGATTTAATTTTGGAGACATCAAAACAGCAGTGGCAAAATATCCAGGAACAAATAATATTGCCTACGAACTGGTTTATGCAGATGTGATTGATGTAAGAGATTCAAAAACATCAAGCACAAGATCATCTTTAAAAATTAATCCACAAAATAAAATTAAAATCAATCAAACTCAATTGGAAGTCACAGATGATTCAACAAAATTAAATGTTGGTGGTTCTGCTTACACTATTTTTGCTCAAGCAGGCTCAAGTTTAAGTGTAGCAGGTGTTGGAACCAGTTTAGAAATTTTTGCAAGAACAGGCAGACTGTTAGTGGATTTTCCTAATGGAGAATTATTGATAGATATGCGGGGAGTTGGTCCTGATTTATCCGTGGGCACTGTGGAACAAGTGAACGGTGATCCATTCAGATTCAGACCAAAAAATTCTGTTATCAAAGTGGACAGCAATTTGTTAGAAGCAAGTATGAGCAATGACGAATTGAGATACATCAGCAACATTTCTAATATGAGAAACAACATCAAATCTTTAGGCACAACTGAAGGAGGTTTATTACCTCTCTGGATGCGTACAGCACAGACTGGTAATCAAGCATTAGGATACACCACAGCAGTGCCATTGTGTTATTGTAAAGAAGGCACTAGCCAAAATATTGCTCTAGCAGTAAAAAACAGTGGATTTGATATCAAAAATATCAACTTTGAAATTGATAGATACATAGTTGAAGGAACAGAGGGCAATAGTGCTGATCAGTACATTCTTTTTCCTAACTATCAATACAATGTATAAGATAAATAACAGTAGGAAACAAAAATTATGAGTGATATAGATTCAACAAGCATAGACGCAACATATCCTATAGCAGGACAAGACAACAATAGTCAAGGATTTAGAGATAATTTCAACACAATCAAAACTGGTTTAGCCACAGCGAAAACAGAAATCACTGCTTTAGAAACCAATTCAGCAAAACTTAACGGCAATAACAATTTTGCAGGCAACGAAGTTAGTGGTGCTTTATTCAAAGGTAACTTTACAAAAAGTCATAGTGCAGGATCAGTAACTACTGATCAAAACATCAGTTTATCCAATGGTAATTTTCAAACAATCACTGTGGGAGCAAATGTAACATTAACATTGTCTGATTGGAGTTCACAAGCAAATGCATTAGAAAGTATTGTTGTACAACTTGTAAAATCAGGTGGAGACAGAACAGTGACTTGGGCGGCAGATGGTGGCACAATCAAAACTGCATCTGGATTTCCAGATCCATTTACTGTTGACAGCACAACAAATCCTTTGGTTGTAGAATTTTACACATACGACAGTGGAGTAACTGTGTTTGCCAGATATATTGGTCAATTCAGTTAATATTTTATGTTCCATCCATTGGGCAAAAGCACAGCAGAATTTTCAACTTCAGAATTAGAAAATAAACTCACAGAGTTACGTACCAAATATTTACGAGCAACTAATCCTCAAGTCCGTAATCAAATAAACATGTTCATTTCAGAATATACCGAAGAACTTAAAATGCGTTGGTATAAGGAACAAAAAGAATTAGAAAAAAATTCTGGTAATGATATGGATGATTTGATTAATGTAGATTAATCATTGACTTTTTGAGTTAAATCACATATAATACACTTATGAAAATTGATGCTTTAGGTTTGCCGAAGTACGGTGTAGAAGATTGTATGGATCTAATATACAAAGGCAAATTGGATACACTGTTTAAAGTGTATGTGGAAAAGAATTCAGAAACTGAACAATTCAATCAGTCCATTAAAGAGACAGGCGATGGACAAATGCTTAAATTTTATGAATCATTAGACATCGATCTGAAAGATTTTGATAATCTTTTACAATCGGAATGGTTTATGCCCAACAGTTACAAGCAGTTTGATATTGAGAAGTTCTTGATGGCACAGTGTCCAGACAATGCAGAAGCAAAAACAAGAGTTACAGAAGAATTAGACAAGTTTAAAGAACTGGGACATATGAATTTATTAAAGTTCTTACATTTTTTGGTAACATTTATGAAAGAAAACAAAATTGTGTGGGGTGTAGGCAGAGGCAGTTCGGTAGCAAGTTACGTATTGTATCTTTTGGGCATACACAAAATTGATTCGATCCAGTATCGACTAGACTGGAAGGAATTCATCAGATAAATACACACATAATAGGAGAATAAAAATGGCAGTAAAACAAACAGGCAAGAAAGTTTATAAGACCATGCAAGGTAAAACTGTAGACATGGATCTTTTTAGGAAAAGAAATGAATTAACTCCAGCAGTTGGCAACGCCAAAGTAAATGCTAGAGGTGATGAATTAGGAGCAGGTGGCAAAATCATCAAAAAAAGAGAAGATGTTATGGCAGACTATTACAGAGATAATCCTGAAACTGTTTCTCATAAAGAAAAAACTGCAGAGCCTGTAGCACAACCAGTTGTAGAAGAACCTGTTGCAGAAGCACCGGCACAAGAAAACAACGATTGGGTTGAAGATGCAGACGGCAACTTTGTTAAAAAAGATCAAGAATAATGGCGTCTACACAAATCTATCAAGGCACACTTACTCCAATACATAACAGAGTAATAGTAACTGATATGGATTTCGGCGAGCAAAAAACTGCTGGCGGAATTATTATTGCATCAGATGATGGTCAATCCAGAGGTATTCATCCTCGTTGGGGCAAAGTTTTTGCCAAAGGTCATGAGAACGATGACGACTATCAAATAGGAGATTGGATTTTAGTTGAACACGGAAGATGGAGCAGAGGCGTTACCATGGAAGATGAAAATGGTATCAAAACTGTTGTGCGTGTTGTTGAAGCAGAATCCGTTTTAGGAACTTCCAAAGAAAAACCATCAGATGTATTGTCTAGAAAAGTAGACAATGATACGCCATATTTGGCTGAATAATACTTGACAAATTGCAGTATATCACATATACTGTATGAATGAAACTTCCAGTAATACAATCTAAAGGATTAAACACAACCGGCGTAACTGGCATTGTGTTAATGACTTTACACTTAACAGGCACAATCACAGGATGGGGTTGGCCTTTGTTATACATCATATTAATATTAAGTGGCATGGGCCAAGAATACATGAGGAGAGATTGATATAGTATGGATTTATTTTTATTGATGCTTTTTATGATATTGTGTGCTTTGTCAATCGCATATTTTGTAGAGGCTAGGTTCTACATTTACCTAGTATTAGGTTCAATGATTAGAGATATTAAACAGTTTATTAACAAAATTTTAGGTAAAAAATAACATGAAAGAATTATGGGTAGAAAAGTATCGTCCTAACACAGTAGACGGTTATGTGTTCAGAGATGAACATCAAAAGAATCAAGTGAAACAATGGATCAACGAAAAGACTATTCCGCATTTATTATTCAGCGGTAATGCAGGTATTGGTAAGACAACACTTGCAAAACTTTTGTTTAATGAACTTGAAGTAAATGACTTGGATATATTAGAAATAAATGCAAGTAGAACAAACAGTGTAGATGATATTAGAAATACAATTATTAACTTTGTACAAATGATTCCATTTGGTGACTTTAAAATTGTACTGCTGGATGAAGCAGATTATCTATCACCTAATGCACAGGCGGCACTGCGTGGTGTGATGGAAGAATATCATACAACAAGTAGATTTATTTTGACTTGTAACTATCCCAACAGAATTATTCCTGCACTGCACAGCAGATGCCAAGGCTTCCATATAGAACGTATTGATCAAACAGAATTTACCACAAGAGTTGCTAAAATTTTAATGGATGAAGGAGTAACTCCGGACTTAGATATATTAGACACATATGTAAAAGCAACATATCCTGATTTAAGAAAATGTATTAACACTGTGCAAATGAATTCACAAGAAGGCACACTGATTGCTCCTGCCAATGCAGACAAAGGCGAAGCAGATTATAAATTGGAAATGACTGAATTGTTCAAAGCAGGCAAGATCACTGAAGCAAGAAAACTGGTTTGCAGTCAAGCACGTCCAGATGAGATTGAAGACATTTACAAATGGCTGTATGATAACATCACATTGTTCGGTGACGAAACACGTCAAGAAAAAGCAATACTGGTTATCAAACAAGGACTGGTAGATCACACATTGGTTGCTGATCCAGAAATAAATCTTGCGGCTACAATGATTAAACTACAAAATATTTAAAATGCGTAATTGGTTCAAAGTTTGGCTGTATGCACTAGGAAGTTTTTCAGACAAGAAAACCAAACCTTATGACAAACAGGTTGCTATGGTGAGAACATTTTGGGTGGTGCTACACATATTAACCTGCACTATGATAATTGTAGGCAATGGTAGAATATTAGGTTGGTGGTAAAATGAAAATTAGATATTATAACAACATAGATGGTTGGAGATGGTTAGGATTTATATTGGCAATGGTGAGTGCCTTTTTGTTGAGCAGTGGTAACACTGAAATACAATGGATGGGTTGGGCTGTTGCCTGTTTCAGTTGCAGTATATGGATAAGAATGGGAATTAAAGACAAAGACACACCAAGAGCATTAATGGAATTGATGTATTTGCTGTTGGCAATCAGAGGTGTGTGGAACTGGTTAGCATAATGACGTATGTAGTTAATGATAAATGTATCTTGTGTAAACACACTACCTGTGTGTCAGTTTGCCCTGTAGATTGCTTCTATGAGGGAGAAAACATGCTGGTTATCAACCCTGATGAATGCATAGACTGTGGTGTGTGTGAACCCGAATGCCCAGAAGATGCCATTAAATCAGACACAGATCCAGAAGGAGAAGGTTGGGTTGAGTTCAATCGTAAGTGGTCAGAAGTTTGGAACGTGATAGATACTCAAAAAGAACCCATGCCTGATTATGAAAAGCATTCAGGAGAGAGTGATAA